CTACTGGGCTGGCGGCTTTAAGCAATGAGTCGGTATCAAACACCGCTGCACGCAGCAGTTTTTCCATTTGGTCTTCGCAGTACCTACCAATTTCGCCAACGCGGATAGTGCGTGCCATTAGTCTCTTAGGATCAGCTCGTAGGTGATCGGTTCATTATCCTGCTCGATGGTGCGGACCTGAATCACCTGCAAAGTGCGGTTGCTGATGATGACACGATCCGCCATCGTTGGTGGTGCTGCGATTAGATCTGCTGCTGCAACAATCAACCGCTTATCACCAGCTTGGATCAGATCATTCACCTCACGCAAGTTCACATCTTCCAGTACACCACGTAGCTCGGTGTCGCTGGTGGTTTCACTGACAGTGCCGGTAGTCGGGTTGTAAACGCCAGGTGTGACACGACGGATAATTGCTTCACCGCCAAAGCGTGCCATCAACTTGCTGGCAACCTTACGTAGTGGTACAGCTAGAGTCATACCATTAGGTTAGCGCAGCTAGGCAATGCTCTCTACATCATATCGTCTGCGGCTATCTGGCATCTGCGCCAAGATCGTGCGGTCGCAACCAGTGGAGCTAGCAGATCGCATATGGGCATCCAAACTAGGCGAGGTTAATCGCACTGCTGCAGCGATGTTGCGTCAGGCGCAACGCAGTGCTGCTAACCCCAACATGGCAGAAGGCAGCATGGATGCCTTCCTGAACGATCTAGATCTTGGCGGCCAGCCAAAACGACGGTTTGACGGTCCTGATGATATTGCTGATTGGTTTAGACGGGATGATTCGTCAGGCTGGCGCCAACGGGACTAGCGCATCAATGAACTCCTGTGGCAGGTCGTATTCGGCGGCAATTCCCTGCACCGTAGTGATCAATTCTTCAGTGATCAGCTCCAGTGCAATGGCAGAGAGCCAAGAATTCAAAAACACACGACTATCGCCTTCGCTAGCATTTTGCAGACCAACCACTAAGCCGCCATACAGTCCGGGTGCAGCTTGCAGCACAGCACCGAGCATCACATTGATGGCAGGCATAGCCATGATGGCTGCACTAAAGTCCACCCAGCGAGGCGTTGGAATTGGGGGAGGAAGTGCTTCGATCACATAGGCGCCATCTACCCACAGGAGCTGCTCGGTGGCAGCGTCGTAGGCAGGCTCGGTGTATGGGCCAACGTAGCCGGCGTCTGCTATTTCCTCAACGGTGAAGCTAGCAGGCTCGGTTCGCGTGAAGCCGTTTGACAGCCGTATGCGGAATGGCAGCGGGGCTGGGCGTTGGTTGCGAAAAGAGTAAAGCATTAGTAACCAAAGCGAGCTTTTTCAGCATTATAGTTTTGCGTAATTTCAGCGGTAGTTAGCACTCTGTTATAAAAACTTACAACGGCAATATCACCATCCCATCTTCTATCATAATTAGGAGCCTGGAATGCCCCAATAACTGTAGCGCCTGAAGTGATTGCCCTATAAGTAGTAAAAGTGCTATCCAAAGAGCCATTGATTGAAAGGCGGGTAGCGCCAGACTGGCTCGTGATAGCTATGTTATACCAAGTGTTTGTAGCAATAGTTAAGTTGCTAAAATTTGTGTTTCCATTCCAAATAAGGACCGCAGTATTTGTGGTCGCAATGCCAAGTTGATCATTGAAAGAAGTAAAAGCCCTTCTTTCCCCCGAAGTGGTATCAAGCCTGACCCATGCGTTGAAGGTAAAGCTAGACAAAGCGGGAAGAGTGGAAGTTGCGCGATCATCGCCTCCATCAAAATTGATTATTCCGCCAAATGCGCTACTAAATACCGGTCCATTTACAAGTGTTGCATCATTGCCGCCAGTACTAATATCGGTCCATGCAGAGCCAGTTCCTGGGTATGACGTGGCTATTCCTGCGTCAAGATATTGCACTAGCCCGTTCAGTACTACAGGCGACGACCCTGGCCATTTTTGATTTCTATAGGCTTCCAATTGCTCCCTTGCCGTCCACACGCCTGGCACGGAAGAAGCAAGCATTGTCTCTCTTGTTTTCCCAATAAGCCCACCATTAAAGCCAATCATCAAGAAATCTCCTCATAGCCGATGACAAGCTCAAGATCACTTGCGACGCTTGCTAAAGCCCGAATGCTGTCACCTTCTTCCAAGTAAAAATAAGTGTCTTTACTACTAATGATTTGCGTGGCATTAGCAGGTACGGTAATCGTCTTAGCTAGGTAGCGATCAGTGGTGCCATCGTAAATACTTACGCTGATGTCTGCCTCGCTTGAGCCGTCCACATTGGCGCAAAAAATTGAATTGATCTTTAGCACCTTGCCACTTGCTGCGCTATTCGCCAGTGCATTAGCCAGCGAAGTGGTCACGGCATATCGCGCCGTCCTGCCGGTGATCGTAGTGGGGCTTTTAAGGTTCGGAGCAGTCATTAGAAGATCATTCCAGCGATTACAGGATCAACGCCAACACTACCACCGCCACCAGTAGCTGTCAGCGTGCCGGCGCTCAGGGTCAGGCCGGAGCCAACTGAGATCTCCTCAATCGCTCCGGTGCCTGCGGTACTCCTGCCGAGCAGCTTGCCGCTGCTCAGGTTGGCGCCAATTGCCGAAGCCAGTTGGCCGACGACGTCAATGCCATTCAGGAACTTTCTTGCCATCAGCCAAGTACAACAACGCGGAACTGGTTAGACGAGGGTGCAGTGGCAAAGACCAGCGTCACCGTGTTAGTGGTGGTGTGCTCGACGTCGCACTCGACTTCGTCATAACTACCTGAGTTGCTGTAGATCGCTACTGTAATGTCACGAGTGGCTAGGTTATGGGTGATCGTGTAGCTGGTGGCAGAGCCATCACCAAAGGATGCGGCATACCGCTTAGGTGCACCGCTCCAGGTCTTCAGCTTGAGCGGGGTGACGATGCGAGCGTCATCAGTACCGGCGTCCACCTCTGCCTGCGTGGCCAGCTCAGCGATGCCAGCGGTGCTCTCTGATGCGCTAGGAGCACTGGTGCCAAATGCACCCCACACCACATCGTCAACATCAATGGTGCCGTTGACCTCGGTCTGACGGAAGCTGCTGTCGGCGTCAGTGCCCTCCTCAACGCTGATGACGGCTTGCTCCAGCTCAGGAAACGTAGAAGCATCCGGCGACCGGGTAGCAGCGGTAGACGCACCGTTCCAGACGTAGATGCCGTTCTGTGATGCGGTGGTCTGCGAGCGCACCAGGACCCTGTCCTGGCTGGCCATCGTGATGCCATCAATCGTTGCGCCAGGTGCGGAGAGATCGATGTTCCCCTGGGTGCTGACCCTGGCCGAATCCTTCCACGCCAGGCCCTCTACGGCGCTGTCCACATAAGACTTGGGTACGGCGTCGCCGGCCGATGTCGGATCAGGCAGATTGACGACCTTCGACACCGACTGCATGTCGATGTTGGTAAAAAACTTGCGTGCCATGAGAGGTGCTCAGAGAAGGCGGGCTAGCCCAGCGGTTGCTGGACTCAGTGTAACTACGGTTTGATTGACTGTTGGGTGCGCTATGTCACCGTCAATTTCTTGGCTGCCGGAATCAAGCAGTTCTACTGATGGTCGGAATCCTAGGTTGTGGTTGATGGTCCACGTGGTGGCTGGTGATGCCTGCGTGTAAACAAAAGCCACGCCGCTGCCGCCGGGGCCTTGCGGGCCAGCAGTGGTTACGGTGACAACAGTAGTGTCGCCCTCGGTGACGGTGACCGTGTTAGTTACGGCTGTGACGTTTACAGAGGTCATGCTGTGTACCCCTCCGACACGTAGATGATTCCTTCAAGGTAATACTCCTTCAGTCCGCTTGGGTTGGTAAGCAGTACGTCGTAGTAGACCTCGTTGGGCAGCGTCGCGGTTTGTTCATCGGTTAGCGCAATGGCAATAGTGCCAGCAACGCGGTCGGTGTAGGCGACGGTGAAGTCAGCGTATTTTGTGCTGCGGTCCTGATTCCACACTTGGGCTGCAACAGTCCATCCTGTTAAGTTGATGGCTGCGCCAGTGCTGTCGTCAAATTGCAGCGTGATGCTGTGGTCTGCCCGGCGTTGCAGCGAAAAGTTGTATTGGCCGGGGGAGATCGCCATTAGAGCCTATAAGCAACAACCGAACCAGATGCTAGATCGATGCTGGTAAATACACCTTCCAATTCGCAACTAGCATTAAGAACCACGCTGGTTAATGCATTGCCAGTATAATTCATTGCAATTAACTCTGCTATAACGGTATCCTCAAGCGCCACGATTTTGCCAAAGCGCCCAGTATGCGGATTGGTGTCGCTGATGTATTCAGCGCCGGGATAGGCGTAACCCATAATCAGCTCCTTTTAATGGCAACATTGCCTGGTCCACTTATTCTAAGGCCTATCAGGTACCGTTCCATCAATGGTGGCACCTTATCCGCACCAACAGCACCAAAGCCAACGTTAGGCGTCACATCAAGGCTGCCGATCTTGACATTCTTGTAATCCTCAAGACCACTTAAGCCAAGCGCATCGGTGTTGTTGTGCAGGAATACAGCAAGTGATACCTGAGCGCGTTGGATTTGATCTGGGATTTCGGTATCGGTAAAATAGTCCGTTGTAATCCTAAAGGGAAACCCAACCGCATAAGTATTGATGTAGGTATCTGGTTTTCGTACACCAGTACGGGGCCACTGCAATGATTGGGTATCAGTAGCGCGAGCACCAAGAAAACGTTCACGATCTAACCTCTGCGTAGCTGTGTACAATGCCCGGTTACGGCTATCGGTATTGCCGCTGCCCCAGTGTTTTACATCAGCATCCTCGATCATGCCGTCAATGATCGCCTGCGCTTCTGCTAGCGTCACGTACGAGTTTGCGTTTGCGGCCCCTGGTGTGGCCACGATTACTACTGCCATTGTCCGGCTCCGTTGGTATTAGTGTAGGCTCCGCAATAGGAAGAGAGGCCACTTCCGTAGAAGCAGCCTCATGGTTACGCAGTCGCCGGAAAGCGAACAGTCCCATCAGGAGCTGGCGCCTTTCAGAGCAACGAAGTTCAGCACGATGGCTTCACTCAGCGAACCGCCAGACACGTTGCCAACAGTGATCTTGAAAGATCCTGCAGCAAGGGTGTTGGCCTGCACGACATAAGCACCGGCAGTACCGGCGGAGCCGTGGTTCACAACGACCACATCAGTAGCCGAAACTTCGCTGTTGGTCACGGTGAAGGTGACCTCGGCGCCATCGGCCAGTGCGGCGTTGTTCATGGTGATTTGACCCGAAGCGGCGTTCAGGGTCACACCAGTTGACTTGTTGGTTGCCTGGGTAACAGTGCCGCCTTTGGCGGGACCGACCAGTTTGCCAGCAGTTGCTTCAAATACGGATGCCATAATCAGTCGCCTCAATCCATGTTGGAAGTATTGGTGGTGCGCACGATGCCGAGGTTCTTCAGCTCGTACACCTTCGACCAGTTAGCAACCGTTTCGAGCTGAGCGCGAGTCGGGTTGGTTGTGGTTACTGCCCACTTGGCACCAACAGGGTGGTAGCAGTAGTGCAGGTCGATCGACATGGCATCGCTCTTGGCGAGGATGTCACGGTCGGTTTCGGTCTGCATTGCCATCTGTTCGCCAGAGGCGACAGCACCTTGAGTGAAGAAGTAGGTGGCGTACTCAGTGGTAGAACCGCTGCCAGCAGTTTGCACGTCATCGGAAACAATTACGCGCAGACCCATGAATGTGGGAACTGCAACCGAGCCGAACGCAGGAGCGGTCGAACCTTGAGCAGCAGCCGTATCAGGGGCGCCGGTGTTGTCGTAGATGAAGTCAATAGCGCGACGCTCAACGAGGTCGTAATAGACCTTGCTATGCACGCACATGGCAGCCAGCTTGTCACCTTGATCGCCCAAGAGTGCGCGAGCTTCAGCAACGTGGCGTGGGCTCAGAACAGTCGGGGTATCGCCGGACTCACCATCAATGGTCAGGTCGAAGAAAGCAGCGCTGCTGCTGGTGCTACCCAAGCTGCCGAACACACCGCCGAGGCAGGACAGCAAGTCCTTCTGGCGCTGGTTGGCAACATAGTCAGCAATCTTGGCGCCGATAGCGGCCATAGGATCGGAACCAGCAGCCAGAGCGGCCAGATCACGAGCCTCAAAAGCACGACCACGGTGCAGGATCACGCCGACTTGCTTGTCAGCAGTGATTTTGCCAGGCGTCAGCGAAGAGCTGTCAGACAGCACCTCAAAGTCACCAGACAGGTTGGCCTTCCAGAAAGGCACATTGATAAAATCACCACCCTCAGAAGCATTCAGCTCCGCCAGAGGCTGCACCACACCGGAAGCCAGAAAGGCATCACGCTGGGTTGTCTGCTCAAGGACGTAGGGGGTGAATACTTCTGGAATGATGATGTCAGAGCGAAGGGTCGCCATGAGTCATCCTCAGAATTGGTTTACGGTGTGGGCGCAGCCCGATCACCAGCGCAGCCGGTTGTTGATAGCTTAGCGTGCTGCAGCAGCTTTTAACCGTTCGTACATATCCCGATCTGTACGGAACAGCCTTGATTGTTCGGTCAAGTTAAATGATTCCTGCATGAATGGGTTTTTGATGCCAATAGGAAGACTGCTGCTGGCTTGAGATCCTGGTGCGCCACTGCCTTGTGGCTTAGGTTGCTTTTGCATCCATGCCGGTAACGTCTTGGCCCATTCGCTGACCGGTGTGCGTTGGTAGCCATCGACCACCACGACCGTGCCATCTGGATCGCGTTCAATTTGATCGCTGCTCAACTTGGTTTTGAGCACCATGTCAGGATCGTGGACGATGTCAGCTAATGCCGTAACGGCTGGTGTGATCAGTTCTAGCTCTTTGACACGGGTTTCAAGATCTGCGATGCGCTGGTCCTTTTGCGCCGTCGCCTCACGGTACTGCTGCTCCAGAGCTTGCCTTGCTTCTTGGTACTTACCTTGTGATTCAAGTTCGGACTGTTCAGCGCGACGTTTGAATTCGAGGAGTTCGTCAACATCAACACCATCAGGCAGTTTTTTTGATTTAGCTACACGTAACTCAGCTATCAGCTCTTGGTTCTTGCGTTCCAATGCTTCGATACTGCGTTGCATTGCATCAGTCGCCGCAGGCTCCTGTGCTTGGTTTTCTTCAGACATGGATTACCCGCAGGGTAAATTACCCTTCTAGGTTACCATTTACTGCGGTCTGCCCAGTAAGCTGCCGACATTTTACCTTTGGCAATATTGCTGGCATGTCTAGCCTTAAATGATGCGCGACGCGCCTTTGCTGCGGCTGATTCACCTTCACGTGGCGGGCTGCCGCTAACGCCTTGCTGACCAAAGCGTATCAGCTTGATGGTGTCACCTTCTTTGGCCAATACCGCGTGCGATTTCCTTGGATGCTTAGGCGTCCGCTTTGGCTTGTTGTAGCCGCTAAATTGTTCGCCGCGGTAGGTGATCATCGTTTTTTCTTACCCTTGCGGCTTTTACCGGCTTTTGCGTAGGCAATAGCAACCGCCTGTTTTTGCGGTTTGCCGGCTTTCATCTCCTCTTTTATGTTGGCTGCGATTGACTTCTTAAGCGGCATGACGCCATCCAGCAACTGTGATCAGTTTAGGCAGGTCCATATCGTTTGCGGAGCTGCTCTAAGGTTACCTCTGCGCCATCACCACGGACCAGCTTGGCGATGGCTGCATCGGGGCCGTATTTATCCGCCAATCTACGGAAGTATGGCGCTTTGCTGCCTAACGCCTGTTGCTGACGAGCAAGAACATCTGCCTTAGATTCGCCTGGCATCTTTTCATAAAGCCATTTGCCATATGTAGTATTGATTGGCACTTGGCCATCTTTACTAGCGCGTGTGGCTGTTGTTGATGGCGGCAGGATGTCTGGGTCGATAATTGGCACTGTCGTCGATCGGCAGTTGAAATGCTGCGGCGGCATTGGACCACGGCCATATTCAAACTCTTGGCCATCAAGTGCTGCGCACCTTGCGCTAGTCCTAGTATCCAGCGTGGCAACGTATCGATATTTCTTGGTGATGTCTTGATTTGCTTCATACACCTGCTGGCTGGCGGTATTAGCCACTTGGTTGATGCTGGTGCGTACTAATGCCATCACTTGGTTATCAGCTACAGCAGTAGCTTGGCCACCTGCTGCAATAAGTTGCCGCACAGTTTTAGCTTCCTCGCCAAATTGCAAGTTACCAATCAACCGCTTGGCGATGCTTGGTGTGGTTTCACCTGTCAATAACCCTTGCCGCAACACTTGGCTAAACCGCTCTGCTTGATCAACAGCAATACCGCGAAATGCCTTAGTGACCACCTCACCATTAGGTAGCGTGATGGTGGCACCTTGAGCAGCGGTAAGGCTGAATGTCTGCGGTGCACCTTGCACTGCAGCAAATAGATCATCCGATAATGCCACCACATTGATCTGCGTTGGATCAGTGGTGACGACGCTTTGTGCAAATTGCGGACTGATTTCTACGGTGCGTACTGCATCGCGGCTGCCAGCCGGCAATGCACGGCGTAGTTGTTCAGTAACAAATTCTGATTGCAACTCTGCTAATCCTTGCAGCTCTGGCACCATCAGCTCACTTGCATCACCTGCCCAGGTGTTAAGCGAGTCTTTAAGTTGCGCCAGTATTGCCCGCAGCCGTGCCGCTTTAACTGGTGCAGCCAACTCATCAATGGTGCGCAATTGGTTGGCAGCATCAATAATGATGTCGTTATATGCATTGATCACCCGCCTAGCTACAGAGTTGCTGTAGCGGTTTAGGTCTATTGCATTGCGATATAACGACTCCGGTGTGCTCATACCAGAATGCCTAAATCTGCTGGATTATATGCTGACCGGATGCTTACATTTGCACCCTTATCTAATGCACGTTGCACAACAGCAGCAAATGCATCATATCCATTTTGGCCGTCTTCTAGCAATACCATTTCATCTATCTCATCTGGTTTACCATCGATGTACCAACTCACACGGACAATTGCCAAGATTTCATCTGGCAAGTTACTGACGTGATAGTCAAGCTCCTGCTTCCGTGGCTTCTTCGGTTCGATCATCATTGCTAGGTTGATTAACCAACTGATCAGGCTGTCGAGCAGGTTGTAGGTCCATCCCCGCATTTGCAGTTGCCTCCAGTTCTTCCTCAACATTAAAATCATCACCAAGCACCTCACCATCAGATAACTGCTGCAGCAAGGTTTCTTGAGTGATGGTACCTGCAGTGTAAAGCTGCAACAGGCTGTTGATTTCCTGCGGGTCAAGCCTAGTACCCATAAAGTCACGGTTGACATGACAGCTACCGGCTGCTTCATTTTGACCAAGGTACTGCGCGTGAAATTGCAAGCAGTTGTCGATCATGTCTTGCATATTCTGCGCAATTACCATCATGGTGCTATCACCTTGGCTGCGGTTAATGCGTTTGGCTTCAGCAGTTTCTGCTGTTAGCTTCTGGCCGAGTACTGCCGATAGACCAAGTTCATTGATTTGCAATGCAAGCTGCTCCAACCGCTTGAATTGATATTCAAAGCTGGTGCCACCTGGTTCGATGTACTCAGCGCGACCTTCAGCAGGAAATGCAATCGCTTCGCCAGGACCAGCGGATACTTCCTCAGCACTTGATGGGAAGCCATAAAATGCCAGCATTGGCACTGCTGAGATGTGCAGTTGGTTGTCGAGGTCTGATTGGATCTGATAAGTCTTTAGGTTCAGTTCTGCAATATCTTCCAGCGGTGGCCGTGACTCCATGAAGCCAACACGATTGGCATAGGCGATGCTGAATGGAATCTCGCTAAGGCTGGTGCGGCCTTCATCAATGATGCGGAAGTCGCCTTTATCATCCTTTTGGTGAATCTGATATTCACCTGGCATCAACACACGCACCTGCTCGACTATTTTTTCGCTATAGTCACCATCAGGAATACTGGCAACTTCCTGCAGCCGGAGCATAGTCAGCTCTTGCTTACCTTCTTTTGCTTCAGTGCGCCAGCCCAAAATCTGGCGAGGTGTATATGTACACCAGTATGGCCTGCCGCCATCTTGCGGTGCATCTACCAGTGTGCCAACGTGACCATAACGCACCATCTTGCGTGCAGTTTCGTAGGTCCATACGTTTAGGTCATTGCCGTTCAGGTCAACGTCAAATAGCTGCTCGGTGATGGTGTCGCTGGTATCCACCAACCGCACTGGCTTGCGTGTCAACATGCCAGCTAGCAACCGCTCCAGTCGCTGGTAATACGGCGGCACCACGCTGCGTGCTAGGCGGTTGTCATATGACTCATCCAGCTCGCGGGGTTCTTGCGGCAGGTAGCGGCGGTGTTTCCGCCGCATACCATATGTGCCTTGCATCAGATCCTCAATCAGAATCCAATGCATCTCCTGCGCATACCATGCGGTATTTGCATCCTGCACACGGGTGACCTTACGCTCTGCCGTAGGCCGGTCGTAGAAGTTAAAACCCGTGTACATCTCTTATGTCATGCTGCAACCAGTGTAACGCTGTTGCGGCTTACCTTGATCTCAAATTCATCACCT